CTCATTAGAAAGGAAACAAAAAATGCAAAACTTAATTCCAACAACCGATTTATTCGCTAACTTTTGTGGTTATTCAGATGTAGAGCCATATGAGATCACTCGCATCGTTTCTGACAAGTGCATCGAAGTCCGCGCAATGGACACTAGCAAACAGAAAACAAAATTAGATTTTCATGTCGGTGGTTTCTCCGCTCACTGCTCTAATCAGCACGATCAAAAATATGATTACACTTCTAATTCCGAAAACAGCGTTCAAAGAATTCGCCTTCGCAAAAACGGTGGGTGGATGAATAAATATGATCAACGCTTCAGTATCGCAAAAGCGCCACATAAATTTTACGACTACAACTTTTAGGTTTACAACGGGGAGCTTCGGCTCCCCACCATTTAGAAAGGAATTTAAATTATGTCACTTTTAGCCTATTACACTAAAGTTGCGAAGCGCAAGTCAGATGCCGCACTTGCTTTTGCCGTTGCCGACATCAAAGCGGCATGGGCATCTAACCCAGAATTTGAGGCTGGGGTTACTGAGTACAGTAAAAGTCTGTGGGCAGAGTGGGATGCCTACGTTGTTGAAATTCAAAAAAGAAAAATATAAATGACTAGAGAAGTATACATAAAGATTCACAACAAGCTGATAGAAGAATATCTGGAAGAAAACCCAGAAGCTGACGCAGCTGAAGTCTACGACAAAACCGCTGACTTGGCTGGTGATGCGTATGGTGATTATCTAGCGACTAATGCTGATCTAGCTCGTGATCTTGCCAAGGATAAAACTTAGAAAGGAATTGAAATGCAAATGAATCTTGCAAGGCAGACATACAACACAGCGATAAAGTTTTTGCGTGTTGAGGTTGAGGTGCGTAACACTCCATATGAGGAGGCTCTAGAAAAAACTCTTGGGAGGTTTGCACTGGGACTAAACCAGATTGCTTGCCTCACCGAAACTGCCCACGGTGTATATGGGGAGGAAAACAAATGAAGATGGCAGTTGAAGTTGCTAGAGGACTGGCCAAAGAAATCCTCTTGAAGGAGAGGTCTCTCAATGATGCAGCCTCATACTTGAATGAGCTGACAAAGATCCCAGTGTCATCGACATGGGACATGGTATACAGAGAGGTTGCTAAACTTAGAAAGGAATAAACAATGCACAAAGCTTTTATAAAGTTCTTTGTAGATCTTTACGAGAAGGCTAAAGTTTTAAGTCAAGAGGTTGATCCTCACATTAGTGTTGACAGGATTAAGATAGATCTGGAGGTTTAAATGGTTGTTGGGAAGAGCTGTTGGGTCAGCAAGAAACTGTTGGCTGTTTGTGTTATTGGTTTCGTGTCAATGTTTCTAACATTATTGACAGTGGAATTTATGGTTGGGTGTGGGGAGAAGACATACCACAAAGATAGAACTTGGGAAACTAATACTTGTGTTTTCCTTCCACATGAAGTAAAGAGAGGGGAGTGGTGAGTTGCTAGCTCGTTGTAACAGATGTAGATTGTCTCGACTTTCAAGCATAAGGCATACCTCAAGCAACTTACCCCTCCCTAAAACTTAGCCCTCGAAAGAGGGTTTCTTTTTGCTTAATTAAAAGTAATAATGCTAACAGTTATTTCCAGCTAACCACTGCAATGAGGTTGAGGCATTATGAAAACACCAGATGAGAAACCCAAAAAGGGCCGTCCACGCAAGCACCCAGTCAAAGAAGACCACGGTGTTGTTGTTAAGAGACCAGTTAAGAATGGGCCTAAGTTCAATCCTGATTCAATGTTGAGAACAAAAGAAGAGCCAAAGGGCTGGGATGGTAGGTTCAAAAGTGTTGAGCCAGCTGTCCACCAGAAGCCAGCAAGGACTAGCAGATATAAGTGGAACCACCCAGCAACTATCAACTGGATCATGGGACAGGCTGACCCTGTCGGCTTCCTCGCTGCAGTCATGCAAGGCAAAGAGATCTTCCCAGTGTATGCAAAAGACCCTGACGGCTTGGCAACAAAGGCTGGCAACATTTCTGCTGACCCAGAGCTTCGGGTCATGGCTGCAAAAACTTTGTTAGCTAAATGCATCCCAGATTTAAAGGCTGTTGAAATCACAGCGCAGATCGAAACAAGAAAGGTTCTGGATATCTCCAGATTAGATGACAATGACCTCACCACAATTGAACGAGTTCTTGAACACGCTGTCATTGAGTCAAGTGAGAGCGGAGAAGATGAGGAGATCTCTGAAGGAATTTACCAAGGGATGCTGGCCGACAATTGAACCTGCCAGTAACTTTGTTGACAACTGGCACATAGATGCAATCAGTGATCACCTGCAAGCTGTTGTCGAAGGTGACATCAAACGACTGATCATTAACATTCCACCACGACACATGAAATCAATCTCTGTTGCTGTTGCTCTTCCTGCTTGGACTTGGACTGTGCAACCTGCCAAGAAATTCCTGTTTGCGTCTTATGCCTCGTCTCTTTCGATTCGTGATTCAGTTAAGTGTCGGAGGCTTGTCGAAAGCCCTTGGTACAAAGAACACTTCGGTGAGATGTTTAAGTTGACTGGTGACCAGAACCAGAAGCAACGGTTTGAAAACGACAAGACTGGCCAGAGAATAGCAACGTCAGTAGATGGTGCGCTGACTGGTGAAGGTGGAGACATCATTGTCATTGATGATCCGCACAATGTCCGTGAAGCTGACTCGTCAACTGTTAGACAGGGAGTTCTTGAGTGGTGGGATCAGGCAATGCAGTCTCGCCTCAACGATCCAAAGACAGGTGCATTCGTTATTATTATGCAGCGTGTCCACGAGAATGATTTGACTGGGCACATATTAGCAAACGAACACGAGGACTGGGATCACCTCTGCCTTCCTGCTCGTTATGAGGTTGGACATCCGACACCAGTAAGGTCGAGCCTTTATTTCACAGATCCAAGAACAGAAGAAAATGAGCTTCTCTGGCCAGAAAGAGTAGATGATAATACGTTGTCAAACTTAGAGAAGTCCCTTGGCAGTTATGCATCCGCTGGCCAGCTGCAGCAGAGACCAATGCCAAAGGGCGGTGGAATTCTAAGAGCGGAGTGGTGGGTTCCTTGGGAGAAAGAATCTCTGCCAGACATCGAATATGTCATCCAGTCATGGGACACAGCCTTCAGCACAAAAGAAAAAAGCTCTTATTCGGCGCGAACCACATGGGGAGTGTTTAAGAAAGACGGCCAGATAAATGCCATAGTATTGGATATGTGGTATGACCGTGTCACCTACCCAGAGCTTCGTCGTATAGCTCAAGAATCATATTATGAGTACGAACCTGATGCGGTATTGATTGAAAAGAAAGCCTCTGGCCAGAGTTTGCTTCAAGATTTGCGTATGGCTGGCATCCCTGTGCTTGAGTATTCGCCTGACAGAGACAAGGAAGCTCGTGCCCATGCATCGTCAGCTCTGCTCGAAGATGGAAGAATTTACTTTCCTGCAAATAAAAAATGGGCTAATAACTTAATAGACATTTGTGCAGCATTCCCTGCAGGTGATAATGATGATATAGTTGATACCTGCACTCAAGCTTGGCTAAGGCTACGCAAAGGCTGGTTTGTAACTCATTCTGAAGATTATGAGGATGATGAACAAGAACCTAAAAGAAGGATAAGTATGTATGGCTAGATCTCCTGTTCCTGTTGTTGATGTTCCATTTGCTGAAGGTGCTCCCATTGACAGCCTTGAGGTTGAGCAGTTTGGTGATGATGAGGTTTTAATTGGAGATCCAAATTCTGATGTAGTTGATGAGCCAGACAATGAGTTTGATTCAAACTTAGCTGAAGTCATTGATGAGAAAGAGCTGAATGCTATTGCCTCTCAATTGATCAGCAACTTCAACACAGACAAGAGTGCAAGGTCTGAGTGGGAAGAGCGTTACAAGAGTGGCCTAAAAACTTTAGATCCTGACGGTGGGATGGATGAAGCTGAAGATGCTCGTGCCTCTCGTGGCCTGAGTGTTGTTGTTCATCCGTTGATTGCAGAAGCTGCAACTCAATTCAATGCTCGTGCAATCGCTGAACTTTATCCAGCTGGTGGCCCAGTCAAGACAACTATCATTGGCGAATCAGACGAAGAGACAGAAGACCAAGCTCGTCGTGTCCGTGACTTTATGAATTACCAGATCACTCAGGAGATGCCCGAATACTTCCCTGACTTAGATCAGATGCTCTTCCACTTGCCATTGATTGGCCAGACATTTAAGAAGGTCTGGTGGGATGCAAACCTAGATAGACAGTGCTCACAATTCGTTAAGGCTGAAGACTTCATTGTCGCGCCCGAAAGCAAAGACCTCTACACCTCGCCACGATACACTCAAATTATACGGATACCAAAGAACGATTATAACAGATATGTGCAATCTGGTTGGTATATCCCTGTCGATTATTCTGGTGGCGGCAGTGACTTGTCAGATGATGTCTCAGCTGAGATCGAAGGCGTTGATGCCTATGGAGATGATGCTGAAGATGAAGTAATGAACTTGCTGGAGATGCACGTTTACGAAAGTTTTGAGGGCATTGATGGCGCTAGTAATTTAGATGATGATGATGAGAACGAGAACATTGTCGCTCTTCCTTATGTAATCACGATTGACTATGATTCTGAAAAAGTAATTAGCATTCGTCGTAACTGGTCAGAGGACGATGAAAAGAAACTAAGGCGCGACTGGTTTGTCAGTTACAAATTCCTCCCTGGTCTTGGGTTCTATGGCTTCGGCCTGTATCACATTATTGGTGGCCTTGGCAAAGCATCGACAGGTGCTCTTCGTGCACTGCTTGATTCTGCTGCGTTTGCAAATATGCAGGGTGGCTTCAAGCTGAAGGGCCGTGTTGCTGGTGGTGAGATTGATGTCAGCCCAGGGGAATTTATTGACCTAGATGCAACAGTCGATGACGTTAAGAAAGCTGTCATGCCTCTGCCATTTAAGGAGCCATCTGGTGTTCTGTTCCAGATGCTTGGATACATGGCAGAGATTGGCCAGAGGTTTGCATCGACTGCAGACTTGAATGTTGGTGACGTTAATCCCAACGCACCAGTTGGATCGACAGTTGCCCTGATTGAACAGGGAAGCAAATCATTCTCAGCAATTCACAAGCGTCTGCATTATGCTCAGGGCCAAGAGTTCAAGCTCCTCGCTAAGTTAAATGCAGAGAACCTCCCTGAGTCATTTGAATTCTCAGTTACAGGCGCAAGCCAAACTATTAATGCTGCTGACTTTGATAAGCGCATTGATGTTGTCCCAGTCAGTGACCCAAACATTTTCTCTACAGCTCAACGTATTGCTCAGGCCCAAGCCATTCTTCAGATGGCGCAGTCGGCTCCTGAACTTCACGACAAGTATGAAGCCTACAAAAGAATGTATGAGGCAATCCGTGTCCCCAACATTGATGAGATCCTTGAAAAGCCTGATGAGGCTGTGAGGCTTGACCCCATTGATGAGAACATGGGCGTTATGTATGGCAGAGGGATCAAAGCTTTCTCAGACCAAGACCACGAATCTCACATTGCAGTTCACACTCAGTTTCTTGCTGATCCGTCACTTGGCGGTTCGCCAATGGTGAAGGCTGTGCAGCCAGCATTAATTGCTCACATTGCTGAACACGTTGCCCTGTTATATCGCAGTCGTATGCAAGCAAGCATTGGAGTTGGGTTGCCAGAGCTTCCTGACTTGAGAAATCCTAAGTTCAAGTTTGACGAGATCGATCCACAGCTAGACTTAACGATCAGCCAGCGAGCTGCACAAGTTGTCCAGCAAGCGCCAATCATGCAAGAAATTCGTGGCCTGATTCCAGAGGGCCAAGGCGATAACAATCCACTACAATATGCACAGCAGTTAGCTAAGATGGAATCTGAAGCTTTACAGGCTCGAACTCAGGCAGACATCCAAGCAACTCAGGCCAAGGCAAAGACAAGTATTGAGATTGATAAAGCCAAGGCAAAGAATGATATGCAGATAGCTGCAGCAAAAGTTCAGGCAGACTTACAGTCAAAGAACCAGAAGCTTCAGGCTGACCTTGAACTAGAACGACAAAAACAAATAATGGAGATCCAGAAAGATGGCTGAGTTTACACCAGAAGAACTAGCGACAATAAATGAGATAATGCGCCAACAGTCTGGAGCAGCGACAACTCCTGAAGAAATGCAAATGCAGATGATGCAGATGCAACCAGTCCAACCTCAAAACTTTGGGGCACTTCCTCCTAAAGAATCAGGGGCAGCGACAACTCCTGAAGAAATGCAGATGCGTCAGCAACAACAACCATCTCAAAATATGCAAGGCGAGCAAGGCAAGGCTCAATACCTCCAGCAACAAATTGAAGCTATCCGTTCAAGAATGGGTGGCGGTGCACCTCAAACTGGTTCACAACGTGTCATGGATGCAATGGGCACACTCCCTCCACAACAAGGTGCAATGACTCCCGAAGAGATGCAACAATTACAAATGATGAGAGGACAACGCTAATGGCTGAAATTAATGTAGAGAACATGGAAGACAACGCAGAACTTTTCATGGAGAAGATGGGCTTTGCCCACGACACAGAAGGCGTTGAACTCTCTGATGACCAGCTCGTAAACTTCCTTATGATCTGTCACCAAATGGAATATGGCATTGGTGAAGAAGAGGAAGAAGAAGAAATGCACGAAGACGAAGGCATGAAGGTCAAAGTTATCAAGATGCATGATGGCGGTGACATGAAGTCAATGATGGATGACTTGCTTGGTCACGGTGGCCCGAAAGTCGAAGACAGATACTAATGCCTGTCCAAAAGGTCAAAGGTGGATATAAGTGGGGCAAGTCTGGAAAGACTTACAAGACCAAAGAGGCTGCAGAGCGTCAAGGTCGAGCCATTTATGCTGCTGGTTATAAAAAGAAAGGCAAGAAGTAAATGGCAAAACGCCCTGGATTATATGCAAATATCGCTGCAAAGAAGAAACGAATAGCCGCTGGCTCTGGTGAGAAAATGCGTAAGAAGGGAGCCAAAGGTGCGCCAGACAAAGGTGTATTCAAAAAGATTAAAGCCTCTGAGAAGAAGAAGAAGAAGAAGAAGAAAAAAGGATAAGGCAATGGCCAAAGGTGTGAAGCATTATTTTAAAGACGGTAAGGAGCACAAGGGTGCTACTCACAAAGATGCCAAAGGCAAGGTGATGTCTGGCAAGACGCACACAGCTTCAAGCAAATTTTTAGTTCACATGAAAGATTTATCTGACAGAGCCAAGAAAGTTGCAAAAAGGTAAAATCAAATGATTATTAGATTCCTCTTAGTTGTTATTGCCCTTGTTGTTTTTAGCTCAACGGCACAGGCAGACCTAACAACGTGCCAAGGCAAATATGCTCTCTGCGCTGCATCGACTTGCCAGCCAACAGGGAAGACAATTGCCGCTAACAACGGCAACACATACCCAGAAGTTATCTGCAAATGCCCAATCATAGACGGCCAGTCCATTGCCGACACCACTATGGGAAATATGCAAGGGTCATGTGATCCAACAGACGATAAACACGTATGGAGTTTATTTGCTCCAAAGAAATATTACCCACAAGAGGCAAGCAACTTCAGCAAACGGCCAGAAAAGATGGAAGCTGTCGTACAAAAATGCGATGCGAGTCTGAATCAAGGGTTCAATGCCAGCAACTGTTTCAGCTTTAATTGTAAGATTGGCCCTGACAACATTGCTATCTGTCGTTGCCCAATGGGACAAGTTCCAGCAAACACAACATTCTTAACAGAGGCAGGGCAAGGCAACCCAGAGGCTTGTTACCAGCATCCGGTTAGCTTGCCTGTCCAACAAACCATAGAATCCAAAAAAGGGTGATGACTTTAAATGCTTGAAGAGATACACTGCCCATATTGTTCATCTGCCCAACAAATTGTAGAAGTTCATGGGCACAAGCAGTGTGTGAGGTGTGGAATAAACATCTCGCCTTGTTGCTCAGGCGAACAGATTATTGAGGAGGATGAAGTTGGCGACATTCAAAGGCCGTAAGGTCTCACTCAACAAGCCAAGGCGCATTGCCAAGGGCGAAACCAGCCACGGCAAAAAGAAATCTGTTGTCTATGTTATGGATGGTGACCGTGTAAAGCGTGTAACATTCGGTGATCCAAACATGAAGATCAAAAAAGCTCAAACCTCCAATCGCAAGAGCTTTCGTGCTCGCCACAACTGCGATGCCCCTGGGCCAAAAACAAAGGCACGATATTGGTCGTGTAAGGCATGGTGAATAATGGCCAAAGCATCAGTTAAAAAAGTAGCAAACGCAGAGATCCGCGCAGCCAAGAGTTTTCTTGAGCGCAGAGGACTAACGACAAAAGACATCAGCCCAAAGAAGTTTGCCAAGGCCGCAAAAGAACTTGATAAAGGCTTTCAGGAGACGTTAAATATACTTGCACGAGAGTTATCTGCAGGGGAAGTTTAATGGCTGACGATTTCAAAGGCAATTATGGTGCACTGGGACAAGTGTATTCTCTGCCCAGAGAAGGGTATCTTTCTCAAGACTTTGGAAATCAGACCGTGGGGCCACCAGGTATTTTAATTGATGAACCATCTCCTGTGGCTGATTACCTTAAAAGTGTTGCTACTACAATTGGAGACTTGCCAAGCGCCTTTGGCCGTGGAATTGCATCTGGTGTTGGAGAGATTGGTTATGCGAGTGGTTTAGTTGACAAAGGCCAGATTGAAAAATTTAGGCGAGCAATGAAAAGCTCTAGTAATTTAGCCGCCTCAGAAGGTGCAAACCCAATAGTTTCTGAGGTGGCTCAAGAGTTTGGCAAACTTGCCCCAGCTTTTATTCCAGCGTTTAAAGTTCTTCGCGCATTGCCTTTCATGGGAAGGGCAGGATCAGCTCTGACTGCTGAAGCAATTAGCGGTGCTGTTAGTTTAGATCCTGCAACGCCAACAATCTCAGAACAAGTCAACAAAGATTTTGGTCTTGATAGCGAGATACTAGAAATGTTATCGCCAGACCCCAACGATCCAGAAATAATAAGAAGAGCTTACCAAGCTGCTGATGTTGCAGGGATTGGGCTTGCGTTTGAAGGCATATTAAAAACTGCTCAATCTGCTAAAAAGATTTATGACTTTTCAAAGTCTTTTAATAGCAAGTTAAAGGAGCCAGAGTAATGTCTGCCAAAGCTTTATTTGGAGCACTCTCCAATTTAATCCCAACATCTGCGTATCGTTCTAGGCTTGAGCCAGCCATTGAAGCGTTGCCACAGGAAAAAATGACACCAGAGCAAGCTCTAGGTAGTTTTAAAAAATTCCCTGGGGGTGTTGGCGAGGATGAATTGCAGTACACAGGTATTAAAGGAATATTAGAGCAAGGCCAGCCAGTCACAAAGACAAGTCTACTAGAGCAAGTTCGATCCAACCCACTAGAGATCACGGATGTTTATAAGGGAGACTATTCGTTAAACCCTGAAGCCATAAACTTTAATCAACCAGCATATGATTTAACTAAAAAAATAGATGAAGCTGAAGCCGCTGAAGATTGGATAACTGTAGAGAAGCTTGAAAAACAATTAGACATGGGTAATCCAAAGTATGGCCGAGAAACCCTCCCAGGCGGTTCTAATTACCAAGAACTGTTGATGACGTTGCCAGTTGACAACAAAATGAAGCTAACGTCTCCAAGCCCTGACGGTTTGCAAATTGAACTACCAGCAAGTGCACCTTATCGTTCATCCCACTACGACGAACCCAACATCCTAGCACATGGACGATACAACACTCGCACCATTGACGGTGACAAGACGCTGTTTATTGAGGAGATCCAAAGCGACTGGCATCAGGCTGGTCGAGATAAGGGGTATATTTACACGAAAGAGCGTCAAGCAGCTGACGATGCTATAACAGCAAAAAGGGCTGAAATAGAACAGATTGAAATAGAATACGAAGCTGCCAAGCAACCTATAGACCTAACCAGTGTTAATTCCATAGATGATTTGCCAATGATGACGGCTGATGAATCAAAGATATGGGATAGGCGTGACAAGGCAATAAATGAGCTGGCAGAGATAGTCAACCAGAGAGCAAAAACATCTGACGGTGTCCCAGACGCACCCTACAAATCCACAGACAAGTGGGCTGGGTTAACTTTCAATCGGATGTTAAAGCAAGCTGTTGACAGTGGGCATGACCGTATCGCTTGGACTTCAGGGCAAATTCAAGCTGACCGATATGATTTATCTGAGAAAATAGGCAAAATAGAAGTGACTGACGCAATTGATCTTTCAAAATCAGGCAAAGGTTCTGGGTTAATCTATAATGATAATGTTAGAATGACAAAGATGAGGGATCCAGACGGCGGCCCAGTTATGGATTTAGCTTTTAATAAAGAAGGTAAGATATTGCAAGGGGATGGCAAAGGTAAGAATTTAAGTGAAGTTGTTGGAAAAGAACTGGCTGAAAAACTTATAAATTCAAAGGGCTCAGTGAATTTTAGCGGAGATGATTTGTCGATTGGCGGTGATGGCATGAAGGAATTTTACGACAAGATCCTGCCCAAGATCTCTGGAAAGATTGCCAAGAAGTATAACAGCAAGGTCGAAGTTAGCGCAGATTCTTTGTATGATGCCAACCCTGATTTAATCCAAGGCACAGGAAGAAACAGAATAGACGCGATTGAAGATGCAAGAGACGAAGTCCGTTATGACGGTAGCGGTAGATTAGTTCCAGATGCTGATGAGTACAAAGCCATACAGAACGGTGATGTCTGGGAGGCTTATTTTGATTATGATGTCGGAAAAGGCCAGCAGGTCTGGTCAATGAAGATCACCCCAGAAATGAAGAAGGCGGTTGCTGGCGGTGTTGCCCTTAGTGGCGCTGGCGTAGCTGTATTACCAGAGGGATCTGAATAGTGGTTAAACCAATAATCAAAGGTGTTCTTGGTGCTCTAAGTAATTTAAACAGGAAAACTGATTTACCTAAAGAAGCGATCCCTCTGCTCAAAGGAAGGACAGATGAGGAGGTCGCTAATTATTTGCGGATTGCACCTCTTAATAATTTCCTAATTGGAATGAATAGAAAACTCTCTGGCCCACAAAGCGGTGAGAATTGGTTCCCTGGGGCAAATGTTAAGCTTGGCTCTACTATGAGCGAACTTGATGAGGGCAAACTTTTCATTCCAAGATCTGATAACTATGAAGCTCAAGTCCGTGATATCCCTATAGAAAGTTTACAGGGAATGACAGCTGTGCCCCTTGTCGGAGATAGAACTGCCACAGGAACTCTAAAGCGCATTTTAGGTCAAGACCTTGCAAACCCAGTTGACTTGCAGGGCGGTAAAAATTACATGAGAGGTCTAAACGAAGGGGCTTGGGCATCTGAGTTTGGGGCACTAAGTAAACTTGCAGGTAGACTTCCTGAAATAGAAAACCCAGTCGGCATATATACACCAATGGCTGGAACTGGTAGTGACTTTGCTCACATGACAACAGATGTCTTGCACCAGATTTGGTCTCCATCCCAAATGACAAAAGAGGGCATTGACACTGTAAACAAAGTAATTAGGGGAACCTCTGTAAAAAGCCCAAAAACTAAAGAAATAACTTATCCTTTTGCCAACGCCCCATCAATTGATGACCCAAAGTTTATGCAATTAATAGAAGCAAATAGCCCTCTCAGAAAAACATATGTTCAGGCTCTTGATAAGGCTGCGTTGAGAAAACAAGGTGCGCCTGACATGGGTGCTATTCGCCATGCGATAACTGACCCCGACTTGATGAATATTTCTCCTCCATCTAAAGATAATTTATATGAACAGATGATGGGATATGGCGTAACAGACCTTAGCCCTACTGGAGCTATGCGCCCATCAACACACAAAACATATGACACTGACCTCCTCTCTGGTGAGAAAGGCTATATGGGAAAACTTCCATTGACCCCAAGAAGCGTACTCATGCGCGACTGGACTAGAATGCGTAGATCAGTTGCCCCAGACCAATATGGAGATCCAAGGTCAATCTTCACTGGCCCAGTCAAATTGCCTCAAGTAATAGATCAAGAAATTATAGACGCTACTGAGGGCTATCAGGCTCTTGTTCGTCAACTTCAGGAATAAAATCTCTTATAGAGATGACTATTCTATCTATTGCGCTATCAGTTTCCCATGAGATATCTTCTTTTATCCCATGAATTATTAGCTCTCTCTCAACCATATCGTGTAGCTTAACACCAAGGTCAAATAGCTCATCATCTGTCATCATTTTATTTTCCTTTCTGATATGTGTATTATAATATATAATTGCGGTTATTGCAAACAAAGTTGGCGATGAATAGTGGCTGGATCTTCAATAATTAAACTCTTGAGTCCTGATGTATCTAGATGGATCAGTGCCTTATCTCGTAAGCTTGAAGACTCCCCTGAGCTTCTTTCTGAACAGATGGGCACTAAGCTAGTCAACTTAGATAAATATGGCCCTGAGTTTTTCCAAACCTATGAGCCAAGAACTCTTTTTAATGAGTTGAGAGATGCCAACGAAGGCTCTAGCGATATTGGCCTAATGGCTCCTAGTAAATTTCAAGAGGCTGCATGGATCAAGAACTTTAAAGAACAAGACAGTTTAGATAAATTACAGAATATTCGAGACTTATCCAATGAAGGTATTCTTCTTGATGAGATCCCTGAATTTATTTACACAAACAAAGCTAATGAAGATCTTTATAATAATTTTTTAGATAAAGTAAGAGCAAAACATGGACAGCCTTCTAGTGCTGGGTATGGAAATTACGCGACAGACGCTGAAATTAAAAAACTTGAAAATTTAAGAGATCAAAAAGATGTTCAAATTACTGACCACGAGGGAAGACACAGAAACAAATTCTTTGAAGACCTTGGCAGGAAGCTTAACCTTGTTAGGTTTATACCAAGGTCTAAAGAAAATTTAATTTCTAAAATGAACCCAGAAACAAGTATTATTGGACAAGAGGGTAATAATATCGGTAAAATCAAAGATGTTATAAAAATCTTGAGTGTTGCCCCTGCAGTTGGAGCTTTGTCTCAGATTAAAAACCCTGAATATGGTGCGCTACCACAGGAGCCTGATCTATGAGTGGTTTAGATAGTGGACAAGACGAAGGTGGCTATGGTGATGCTGGCAGTGGTTATGACAGTGGCACTTCTGACTTTGGCGGTGGCAGCGAACCTGACTTTGGCGCTGGGGATTATCTTGCAAGCCAGTTGGCACAACCTGAATACTCTGTCCCCTCTTCATTTCCATCAGATGATAAATTTTATGGTGCTGACCCTTCTGGGGCAAGAAAACCTGGGGAATCCAATGAAGTGGGTTTATTTGAAGGAATAGGAAACTTCCTTAAAGATACAGTTACACAGGCGTTTAAAAACCCTGGCACGTTTCTTATGAACACAGCTGTAAATCTCACTCCAGTTGGAGCATTAGCAAATATAGCTTCAGGACTTGCAACAGGCAAATCAATTGGAACTAATATTTCTAATACAGTTGGTGGCCAGAATGTTCAGGCATCTCCTTTTAATCAAGCCCTTGGTGATGTTGGGCAAGACATAAGAGGTGTTTTTAGTGGTTTACCCGACAATCTTAATATTCAAGATTTATTGTCACAAAGGGAGCCAACTTCATTTAGTCCAGAACAAGCTCGTCAATTGAATGCCGCTGGAAATAGAATTCCTAATATCGGAGATCCTCTTGTAGCTACAGGAGACTCAATAAATCTAAGTCCAAAACCTGTTAGCGATCCTTATACGTCTGCTTCTTCTATAGGCGTACAGCAAGTAGGCTTGCCAAATTTAACTCCTTTTGGCTCAAAAGTAGCCCCTGCTCCAAATCAAACATTTACCTCTGCACAGTCAGGAAATCCACAACAATATCTAGATGCTGTAAATAGATCAACATTAAGCCATCAAAGCAGAGCAGCCAACCCAGCTTCGTTTGACAAGAAAATATTTGACCAGAACCAAGCACTAAACCAAATGAATTTAATGTATGGTGGGCGGAAACAGTTTGCTAACGCTTTGTCAAAAACGAGCGGATAATGAACAGAGCATCATTCCCATCTCTAATAATGAAAGGAGGAAAGAAAATGTATGGTAAAAAGAAGCCAATGCTAAAGAAGAAGCCAGTGTTGAAAAAGAAACCAGTTAAAAAGAAAGGATATTAAATGGACGATGAAGAAGTTGTCGAAGTTGTTGTAACAGGTGTCAGTGGAAAGATAGGATTGCAATATGACAGTCACGGATCTGCTGAAGACGATAAAGAAGAATCTTCGGGAGCAGAAGACAACAATAGCGAATGACATGGTCGGAGGTCGTATGAGCGACTTCCAAGCATATCAAAAGAATGTCGGTGTTGCAGAGGGTTTAGAACAAGCCTGTGAAATTATCGATGACATGATGAAAAAACTTAATGAAGGAGACGAATAACATGACTCGTCAACATGAAAACGTAGTTAAACTATACACTGATGAAGAAAGCCAATCATCAATAGAAGCCCACCAGCTTCCTACACCAATCGGGTGGAAAGTTTTAGTTCAGGCAAGCCAAGTAAAAACTAAAACAGCGGGAGGAATTTTTCT